GCTAGCGTCCTTTTTTGATTATTGGGGACAATCGATTCTGAACAGAATTTATCTCGTTATCATGAATTTTAACACTTCGAACGATGCCATAGCCTCGATCGTTCAGGATTTTTCAACGTTGGTGATGAAGATGCAAGAGCTCTCAAACATCATCGCGATGGGGAATAAGGGAGACGAGATTTTACAAAAACGCCTCGATCTTGCTGCGATGGCGCGATCAACCATAAACGCCCTGATCATCCGTCCCGACGAAGAGATTGAAGAAAAGGGGCGACAGGTAACGGGGCTTGCGGACCTTATGCGTTTAATCAGTGCGCGACTTGTGGCAGCGACAGACCTGCCGCACACAATTCTATTGGGTGAATCGCCGTCCGGTTTAGGAGCAACAGGAGACAGCGAAATTACCCATTTTTATGATCATATCAAAAGCCTTCAAAAAAGCCGTGCAGAGCCGATCATAAGACGACTTATTGACGTATTCCAAGCGGCCAAGAACGGACCGTTTGGCGGAGAGATGCGAGAATTTACCGTTCATTTCAACCCGCTTTGGCAGCTTTCCGAGAAGGAGCAAGCGGAGGTGCGACAGATCCAATCAAACACGGATAAAAATTATTACGACATAGGGGCCCTTTATCCGGATGAAATCGCAATGAGCCGCTTTGGATCCGGGAAATATTCGACGGATACACAGCTCGATTTTCCAATGCGAGAACGGCTTGATAAAGAGGCCCCAGATACGTCGTTGCCAACCGCCTATGGCAATCAAGCGCAAGGGCAAGAATCGGTTCCGCCTGCCCCCGCCATGATGGGCACAGAGCCAAAACAGGAAGAGTCTCCCGAGATGATGGCTGGCGCTGTGGGTGCAAACGGAGAAGAATAATGGCGATCTTTCCTCATCCAACAATTTTAATTGTATTGAGGAGAAAAGCGCTCGAAGCAAAAAGTCGTCGCCGCCCTGTCCGTTTCGCGAAGCCAACAAAACCACGATCACCGAAAGCCGTTCAAATGGAATACATGCGACTCCTTAACGGGATGACGAAGACGCTTCGGGATCTTTATAAGGGATATCTTTTCCCCGAACTTGATAGGATTTTAGCGACAGCGAAAAGCACACGACCCGATGCTATGACAGTTGACGATTATTCCACGGAGGCAAGAAGAGCGATCGATAATCTAAAGTTACTTTTCCAAGAAAAGTATTCTGATGCGGAGATCCTAGCGATTACCCAAAAAATCGCCGCTAAAACGAGCGCTTTCAATGCGGATGAATTGAGACGATCTTATGGGAAAGTCCTTGGCGTTGAAGTCTTCGCAGGGGAGCCATGGTTACAACAGGAATTGAATTCGTTCACGCGGGATAACGTTCTCCTGATCAAGAAACTCACGAATACGCTCTATGACGAAACCGAGATGATAATTAAAAGGGGTGCACGTGCGGGCGAGAGCACAAAGAGCATTTCAGAGCGACTTCAAGAGCGGCTTGATGTCAGTGAGAGCCGCGCCGATTTTATCGCCCGCGACCAAGTGGCGAAATTCAATGGCGACATGATGCAGTTGCGGCAAACAAGCATAGGAATCCGAAAATATCAGTGGAGCACTTCCCACGACGAGAGAGTCCGCGACACACATGCGGCGAACGATGGGAAAATCTTTGAATGGAATAATCCGCCAGCTACCGGGAATCCCGGTCAAGATTTCAATTGTAGGTGCGTCGCAATCCCCTACTTCGAAGAAATCATAACAAACGCAAAGGAATCTGCTTAAGACAAAAATCTTGTGAGTTTTTAAAGTTTCTGTCATTTTTAAGGAATGACGAAAAGTTTTCGCGTCGACATTGGGCGTATTGAACGCCCAAAAATGACCCCGCAAGGATATCTGAAAGTTGATGGTTTCGCTACCCGCGTCGGCGTTTTCAAATATCGCCGCGCGGACGGATCAATCCGACGTGAGCTTCGCCTACCCGAAGAAGTTTTCAACGCCGATTCTTTGGACAGCTTGAAGGGAATACCAGTAACCAAAGAGCACCCGCCCGTCCCTCTGAACGCTTCCAATACGAAACAGTATGCCGTCGGCTTCACGCGGGACACGGTTGAGAAGGTAGGGGACTTCTTGAAGGTTTCGATGGTGATTACAGATAAGTCCGCCATAGAAGCGGTCATGGACGGAAGCAAAGAACAGCTTTCTTGCGGGTATTTTTGCAACCAAGATGAGACGCCTGGCGTTCATCCGATCTACGGGGCTTACGATTCCATCCAAAAAAATATCGACCACAACCATCTTGCGACGGTCGAGCTTGGCCGAGCGGGGCCGGATGCGCGCGTGAAATTCGATGTCGCCGATTCCGACGGGGTGGCGGTCATGGTTTGCGACGCAGACGACGGGACGCGAAAAGATAAAGACTGGGATGAGGCTTACATAAACAATCTTCCCGATTCGGCCTTTGCCTTCATTGAGGGCGGAGGCGATAAAGATTCCGACGGTAAAACCGTCCCACGTTCGAAGAGGCATTTCCCTTTCAAAAATGCAGCCGGCGAGGTGGACCTTCCGCATCTCCGAAACGCGCTTTCGAGAGCGCCGCAGTCGCCATTTGGGGACGAAGCCATGAAAAAATTAAGAGCGGCAGCGGAGGCGTCGGGAGTAGGCGGACCAGAAAAAAAAGATAGTGAAAAAAAAGATTTTATGCCATTTTCTCATGGAAACGAAAAAAAGAAGGACGCCAAAGGAGAAACTAACATGAAAAAAATTCGCATCGACGGCAAAGAATATGAAGTTGACGAAGGAATCGCGGCTATTTTCCAACACAAAATTGATCTTGCTGATTCCAGCGTGGCGGAAGCCAAGAAAGAGCTTGAAACCTTAAAGGGCAAGTTCGACGCCTTGGAAGCGGAATCAAAGAAAAAGGATTCCGAAATTGATCGTCTCACGAAAGAGGGGAAGAACGATCAAGCCGCTGTCAAGCTTGCCAAGAGCCGCCTGGAAGTCGAGGCTGTTGCGAAAATGTTTTTAGGTGACAAAGAGAATTTTGATTCCGTTTCCACTTTGGACATCAAGAAGAGGGTTCTCGAAAAAGCATATCCCGAAAACAAGATCGATTCGGCGGCGTCCGAAGATTATGTTAACGGCATGTTTGCTATGATGCTCCGAAGCAAGGGAGCCAAGAACGATGCTGCTGAAAAGCTGGACAATCAGATCGGAGATGTCGTTGCCGCAAGTTCCATGAATTCCGACGCGGGGGAAACAAAGCTTCATTCGTTTATCAGGGACGCTTGGAAGCCGAATCCACAAAGTAAAGAGGTTCATTAAAAATTAATCCGCATCCCGCGTTCGGGGGCGGCGCAAGCAAAAATCGAGGGAAAAACATGCAAACATCTTATCAAATTAACATGAACGAGGGCTCTGATGGGACGCTCTATTTTCGGAGCGGCGGGGAGGTTATTCTTTCGCGGACAAACCCGGATGACACCATTCAATGGGGCCGCGGCATCGTGAAGGATTCGAGCGGCGATGATGCCGTGAGGCTGCCGACAGGAGACACCGATTCGTTTATGGGAATCGCCCATAGGGACACATCGATTGAGGGCGTTGCTTACCCACCGAAAAGCACACTTGGAGCGGTTAATCGCGGGGTTGTGTGGGTCCCGATTGATTCGGACGTTGCTCCCGGCGATCCTGTTTTCCTCCGATTTGATGGAAAAATCCAGGTTCAGACAATCGTTTTTTCCGGACCGATTCTGGACGGCGTCGCCCAACAACAGACCATTACGTTTAGCGCGGCTATCATAGCCGGCAACACAATCTCGATCGACGTTGACGGGAACACCATCACCCAGGCGTTCGACACAGACAACGCGACGACGTTGGCCGCCCTTGCCGCGCAGATTCAAGGGGAGGCCGGGGTTGCTACCGCAGTTTCCAATGGAACCGATACCATCACGGTGACGGCGGCGGTGAAGGGAGTTGACGTTGTTCTTGACAATGAAGGGGTTACCGGCGGCGCCTCCCAGGCGACGATTACCATCGCGGAGACGGTCGCTGGCATCCTGCCGAATACAATCACCGTGGATGTTGATGGCGTGACCATCACCCAGGCGTTCGACACGGACAACGCGACGACGTTGGCCGCCCTTGCCGCGCAGATTCAAGGGGAGGCCGGGGTTGCTACCGCAGTTTCCAATGGAACCGATACCATCACGGTGACTTCTCAGACGGCGGGCGTTCCAACTATCATCAACAATTTCTTGGTCACTGGTGGGGCGACGCAGCCGACGGCGACGATTGCAAACACGGTCGACAATCATGGCGTTGCGGAAGATCTGTCGGAAATTATCGACGAGAACAATACGTGGTATGGCTTGATCCTTTGCGATCGCTCGCAATTGCAGGTGCAAGAAGCGGCTGCCTTCATTGAGACCCAAAGAAAAATTTTCTTCACTCAAACAAACGACGTCGCGACCTACGACCCCAATTCGACAACCGATCTTGCAGCCGTTCTTTTCGGAAAAAAATACAATCGGACGGCGGTCATTTACAACGCGACATTGAACGATTTCGCGGATGCGGCATGGATGGGGAAATTTTTCCCATATACGGCAGGATCCGCAAACTACGCATGGAAGACCTTGACCGGAATCACAGCGGATAATCTGACAAACAATCAGGCCATAAACATCAAAGCGAAAAAGGCAAATATCTATGTGACGATCGGGGGAGTGGATGTGACAGAGCTTGGAACCATGGCGTCCGGGGAATGGATCGACATCATCACTGGAATTGATGCGCTGCAAGCGGACATGGAAGAGAAACTTTTCGGACTTTTGGTAAGCGTTCTTAAGGTCCCATATACCGACGAAGGCATTGCGATGGATGAAAATCAAGTGCGTGCGGCACTTCAAGCCTCCGAGGACGACGGCTTTCTTGCGAAAGATCCAAAATTCCAAGTGTTCTCGCCAAAGGCCGTTGATGTCGATCCTCAAGACCGGAAGGATCGAGTTCTTAACGGAATCACGTTTACCGCACGTGCGGCGGGCGCGATCAACGGCGGCGATATTTTCGGAACCGTAACGCAGTAATCGAAAATCGAAAGGGACAAGGAGATTTTATGGCAAAAACTTATGACCCCGCGGAAGTTCAATTGATCTTTGGCACCTTCCGGATCACCGGATTTTATGAAGGGAGCATGATCAAGGTTGAATACAACGAAGACGCATGGATGACGAAAATAGGCGCCGCGGGGGAGGGCGCTCGGAGCAAGACAAATGACGAGTCGGCCAAGGTTACAATCGTGCTTATGCAGACGGCGGACGCGAACGACGCCCTAACGGAATTCTACGAACTTGACCGGCTCGGGAATGCTGGCCAGTTCCCATTACTCATCAAGGACGGTCGCGGGCGGAGCCTTCATCATTCGACGGGGGCCTGGATCAAAAAGCTTCCAGCCGCGGATTACGGAAGAGACATCAACGGCAGGGAATGGGTTTTCGAAACCACGAATCTTAAAACATTCATCGGGGGCAATTCATGATTACGGATCAAGAAGTTAGGGTTGATGATAGGACGTATCGTCTTACGATGTACTTCACGACACGGGCGACGCAGATTTTCCAAGGATGCGTGCGCCTTCTCGGGAAGGCCGGGCTTCAAGCGCTTCTAGTTTTAATGGGACCCGATAAAAACGGCGAAACGCTTCTTGCGACGGATGTCAGCGCTGGGGAAGGAAAAGAGGAAACCCAAAAAGAGAAAATGGCGAAACGCGTCGTCTCTTTTTTAAAGAATAACGAAAATGTGATCGAGATTTTATCGGATTCCATAGACAAATTTTCAACGGCGATGAAGCCGGAAGAATTCTCGCAATTCTTGAAAGACATGATCAAGGACGGCAGCATTGAGATTATCGAGGATGGGCGCGCGCGGGCGATTATGTTCGACACGGATTTTCAGGGAAGAATTTTTCATCTCTTCAAATTATTGGCACACAACATAAAATTCCAGTTTCTAACTTTTTTATCCGGGCCCGCCGACGACAAGGCCAGTCGCAACGCGGCGGGGACGATAAAGGCCCAATAGCCCCAGAAATCAACTGGTTTGTCTGGCGCCCAATTTTTGAGAAGGTGGCGACGCTGAAGGAGATAGAAACCCACTGGACTATCCTTGACACACAGGAATGTCACGCGGGACTTGACTATAGAGACCGCTTGCGTGCGATCGAAGCCGAAAAAATAAAGGCGGCGACAAGGAGAAAATAACGTGAGCGTCGTTCGAGAACTTGTCACCCTTCTAGGATTCGAAGTCGACGAGAATGGCTTAGGCAAAGCCGAATCAGGAATAGAAAACCTTAAAAAAGCAACGCTTAGACTTACCGGACTTTTCGTTGGAATAGGCGCCGGGCTTTATAAGCTGGTTCAGACAACGGCTGATTTCGGCGATCATCTTGCCAAAACATCCCAAAGAATCGGTGTCGGCGTTGAGGATCTTCAACGTTTCCAGTATGCCGCAACGCTTTCGGATGTTGGGACGGAAGAGTTTTCGCAATCGCTTTCGCTTCTAGCAAGAAAAGTTTTCGATGCGGGGAGAGGGCTTAAAGAGTCGCAAGAATCTTTCAAAAGGCTTGGAATAAGCCTCAAAGATACCCAAGGAAACGTCAAGACAACAGACAAACTTTTTCTCGAAATTTCCGATAAAATTGCGGCGATGCCTGCCGGTCTCCTGAAAACGGCGACCGCGATGGATCTTTTCGGGCGCTCGGGTGCCAAGATGATTCCGCTTTTGAATAGCGGATCGCAGGCGATTATCGAAGCCGGAAAAGAACTTGATGAATTCGGCATAGTGATGGGCGTTGACGCGGCGGAGGCAAGCGAGAAATTCAATGATAGCCTCACAACGATAAAATTCATTTTGGAAGGTTTCAAAAACGTCGTCGGCGCGCGGCTTCTTCCTCTTTTTCTCCAAGCGACACGTGCGTTCATCGATTGGCTTAAAGTGAATCGAGAAATTATCAAGGTCAAGGTTTACGACTTCGTGATTAGCCTCGTTAGAGTTTTCAAGCAATTTTTGCTTGTCGGGAAGGACATTTACACGTTTCTTGGCGGATTGATCGAGCGATTAGGAGGCATCGAAAAGGCGTTCCGGTTACTGGAAATCGCAGTCGGGTTTTTCGTGGCATACAATCTTGCAAATACGTTTATCGGTATCGCGTCGGCGGCTGGGAAACTAGCGACCGCGCTTCTCGGCGTCGCGGGAGCGGCGACGCTTGCAGATATTGCCATTGCCGCGATTCCGCTTCTAATCGCAGCGATCGCCGTGGCAGCCTATCTGATTTATGATGACATCAAGGCCTTCTTGGAAGGGCGACCATCTGCTTTCGGTGCATTTTACGAAAAGGCGCTCCCAGTCGTTCAAAAATTAAAACAGCTTTGGAGTACATTCACAGCGACCCTTTCAGATTATTGGCTCGTTTTTAAAACGGACATGTTGCCGATCATCGAGGATTTTGTTTCACGGCTTTGGGGCATGAGCGAGCCCCTGAGAACGTTTCTTTCCTATCTCTACGAGATAACGCCGCTTCTCAAAATAATGGGCGAGTTATTTAAAGCGTCGCCTTTTGCAATCCTTTTCAAGACCCTGGATTGGAGCAATCAGGCGGTTCGTAAGAGAGCCGATGAGATACGAGCTGACCAAAACAGGGGAAGAGGAATCGAGCCAGTCGATAAAGCGGAGCTTGATCGCGTTTGGGAAGAGCAGACAAACCCTTTTGGAGGCACTGTTGGGCCTCCGGGATTCAATGATCTTTTAAATCCGGCGCCGCCGGCGGGCATTTCGACAAGCGGAGGCGGGAGCACGCAGAACAATCAACTTTCCGTCGATCAAAAAATAGAAGTCAACGTAGAAACTGGGGCGGATCCGGACAAGATTGCGGAGACGGTAAGAAAGGTTACCAAAGGCGACTTGGGCGATCTTCTCTTTTCGACGGCGAAGGTATTGGAAGCGGGGCACGATTAACATGGCGATCCAAGACGTCCTCGGAATTATATTCGGGAAAAGACAGGCGGAAATCGGGGGCATTGTTCTTGATGCCTCGATCCGCGAGACCCATAAGGCACCATCGAAAGTAACGGAAAATCCGGTCGAGGAAGGCGCCAAGGTTACAGATCATGTCCAGATTGACCCGATTACTTTGACGATTGAGGGCATGATTTCTGATAGCCCGCTTGGGCTACCCGTGATCGGGAATATTCAAAATTTCATTTCAACCGCGGCAAGCTTCTTTGGGAAGGCCTCGCGATCCGTCGACGCCTACGAGCGATTTTTAAAGTTGCGGGAGGATAGAGAGCCATTCGACGTTATCACTGGCCTAAAACGCTACGAAAATATGATTCTCGAAGATTTCCAAGTTGACCGCGACCGACAAAAAGCGAACGCCATTTATTTCATCGCTACGCTGAAACAAATTCGGATTGTCGCATCGGAAACGACGGACGTGGCTCCCGCTTCCGATGAAGCAAAGGACCGTGCCGCAAAGATTAAGGATGCCGGACAAAAAAAAGCGGAAGAAGTTTCTGCGGATGATCCCTTGAATAAGAATCCGAATATTTCCTCTCAAAATTCAGACCCGAGCATTCTTTTTGATGTTTTCGGTAAGGTCGATTTCTAGGAGAACTTATGGGAAAAATCATTCGAGTCCCGCTGACGGAGACGGTTCCTTTTTTCAAGATTCACGGAATCGAGTTAGATGGAAAAGTTTTTGCGATGCAATTCGAGTGGCTAGAAAGGTCCGAGCGCTGGCATCTGCATTTAATGCAGTCCGACGAGACGCCCATTTTGATGGGGATCAAGCTGAATATAAATTCAGATCTTCTTTCTCAATACACGATCGCGGAATTACCACTCGGAAAGATGATGCTTTATGACACAAGCCGAAAAGATGCTGAGTGCGGGCGGAACGACTTAGGCAGCCGTTGCGTTCTTCTTTATGAGAGTATCGAGGATTGATCCATGTCCCGTCTTTATCTCAGAAAGGCACGGGTTCTAATTATCCCGCCAACAGGGGAATCGCGTTTGATTGAACTTTTGCGAATAAAGTTCAAGTGCGAAAAGACCAATGAGGGACACCCGAATAAGGCGGACATTGAAATTTATAATTTGAACGATACGAGCCGCGGGCTCCTGGAATCCAAGAACACAAAATGCCAATTGGAGGTCGGCTATGAAGAGACGGTAGAGCCTGTCTTTATTGGAAACGTCCTAAAAACAGAACACAAGCAAGAAGACGCGGACATAATAACGAAAGTACAGCTGCATGATGGCGGGAATCGATTCAGGAATGCTCGTATTGAGAAAGGGTATCCGCCGGGTGTGAAAACAAAGTTTATATTTCAGGAGCTCGCCGATGCGATGGGGTTGCCTTTGGGGGCACAGGTGGGACTTCCGGACCTTGAATATTCCCAAGGCGCCACATTTTCGGGACTCGTTCGAAAGCAATTAGATGACCTGACGGCGAAAAACGGACTCGAATGGTCTATTCAAGACGAAACGTTGCAGATCATTCCGAAAGCAGGATTCACGGCGGATTCCGTGATCGTGATATCTTCTGATTCGGGAATGATTGGACAGCCGACGAAGACGGATAAGGGAGTCGAATTTAGCGCGCTGCTTAACCCACAACTGCGCCCCGGAAAACGAGTCGAGATTCGGAGTCGGCGGATAAACGGAATTTTCAAAATTCGAAAAGTAAGCCAAGAGGGAGACTCACAGGACGGCGACTTTCTTTCGAAATGTGAAGCCACAAAATAAGGAACGCTCATGGCGCTAGATATCATAGACGAACAGGAAGATCCGCAAGCGGAGGCGACGCCGACGCTCGCGGAAGTCTTTCGGAAGGCCATGGAAGCCAAGGGACTTGATATGAAGGTTTGCGTCCCTGCGAAAGTTTTGAAGTATGACAAAAACAGGCAGTCCGTCGACGTTCGCCCATTTTTTCACAAAAAATATAGGGAGGGAAACACAGAGCAAGCCCCGATAATTTTCAATGTTCCGGTTGCCTTCCCCCGCGCGGGGAATGCCTTTATCGCGATGCCGATCAAGACGGGGCATTCTGTCATGGTTGTTTTTGCGGATCGTTCAATGGAAAAGTGGCTCGCTTCTGGGGAAGAGGGCCATCCTGAAGATACGCGCAATCACCATATTTCCGACGCCATCGCCTATCCAGGACTTTATCCGTTCTCGACGCCTGTTAAAATCAACAATGATGACGATATTATTATCGGGAATACAGGCAAAAAAAATCGCTTGGAAATTCGAGTTAAGCCGAACGGACATATTCAGATTTTGAACGCAAAAGAAGAACTGGTGAAGGTTCTGGATGATATGCTAAAAATAATTCGAGAGGCGAAGGTTTACACGTCGACCGGGAAGCAGCCGCTACGGCATTCAAAATTTCAAGACGTCCATGATCGCCTAAAAACATTCAGGGAGAAATAACATGGCCATGACCACGGCAGGAATGCAGGCAGCAATCAAGGCGGCGCTGGATGCGGAATTCGGCGCGGATTATGACAATATCCCGGATGACCACGAGTTGAACGGCTATGATTATGACACTTACAAAACACGTTTCGCGCGAGCCTTGGCGAATGGGATCGTGCCGTATATTCAGGCGAACGCGAACGCGGTTGGGACCGATACTCCAAGCGGCGACAGCCACAACTTGACGATAACGTGAGGGATGATTCATGGCCGGACAGTACAGCTTGAAATTGGACGATGACCCGTTGTCTCCGTTTTATGGGGATATTGCGGTTGAGAACAATAATTGGACGTTCACGGAGCCCGGCCCGGACGACACACGTCAAGCGCTGCAATGCAATTACCGGGCTTTTCGCGGGGAATGGTTTTTGGATACGTCGATCGGGTGCCCATGGTTCCAAGACATTTTGAAGAAAAACGCGAATTTCCCCATTATTCAATCCGTTCTGAAAACGGTCGGGCTGGATACGGAAGGTGTTCTAGGAATTTTGCAATTTGACTTTGATTTCGACAGCCCAAGCCGAAGGTTCCGGCTGGATGCCGAATTTCTTGCGGATGATGGGTCTGGAACGGGGACCCCTCTCAAAGTAAACGAGTTAAAGATAGAGGTCTGAAATGCCGCAATACGGATTGACCCCGCAAGGGTATGTTGTAACGCCGCTCCAAGTTTTCAAGGAGCAATTGGAAAATGCCTTTCGTGGAATTTACGGCCAAGGGATCAACCTTGATCCGAGGCAGCCGCCTGGACAGATGATCGGCATTCTTGCCGACGCCTTCGCCCGCCAAGATCAAAAAGCGAAAGAGGTTTACGACAGCTTTAACCCGAATGGCGCAACCGGCGTGAGTTTAGATAATGTCGCTTCATTGACGGCGATCAAGCGCCTCGAGGCGACGTTTTCCACAGGGCAGGGAATCGCTTACGGGGATGTCGGAACCATTATTAAAAAGGATTTTGTCATTTCCGTCGCGGGCAATCCGCTGGCACGATTCAAAATTTTGGCCGATCAAACTATCGGGCCGGGAACGGACGAGGTTCAGTCGATTACCTTCTCCGATGTCCCCGACGAGGGGACATTCACGCTTGTTTTCGATGGCGAAGAAACCGCGGCGATTAACTGGAACGATAACGCCGCCGCCGTAGAATCTGCACTCAATAACCTATCGGCACTGTCAGGGGCCAGCGTTTCAGGAAGCTTTGCAACGCAGACATTCGCCGTCACATTTACCGGGGCGGACGGCCAAAAAGATCAACCGCTCTTAACGGTCGGATCGAACAGCCTAAAGACGGCGACGATTCTTCTGGCGATCAACATCACGGAAGACACGCCAGGGGCCCTTCCGAATGTGCTTTGTGACGTCATCGCAGAGACCGCGGGCGCAATCCCGGCTTATGCAAACACGTTGACCGTGATTGAGACCCCAACGGCGGGATGGACGGCTTTTAACAATCCATCGGACATCACAATCGGGCGAGACATTGAATCGGACGCCGCGTTTCGGCTGCGCAGAAATATCACGCTCTCGACGGCTGGTAATACGACCGTTGACGCGATCCGATCCCACTTGCTGGAAATTGACGAAGTGACTTCCGCAAGAGTTTTCGAGAACGATGATGACGTGACGGATCTGCAAGGGAGACCGCCTCATTCATTCGAGGCGGTCGTTGAGGGCGGGGATGATCAAGAAATCGTTGATGTTATTTGGGCCTCGAAGGCGGCGGGAATTCAAACCTATGGGAGCTCGAGTGGAGTTGCAATCGATTCGATGCTTAACCCGCACACCATATATTTTTCAAGGCCTACGCCGATCGATATTTATATCAAGGTGACTTTAACGACCGACGGAAATTTCCCGATAAATGGCGATCAAGCCGTCAAGGAAGCACTCGCTGCCTATGGACAATCAAGATACAGCATAGGGGATGACGTTCTCTGGTTCGAGCTTTTTTGTCCCCTGACCGAAATAAATGGCATCTTGACTGCGGACATTCGGATCGACTTCACCCCAAGCCCAACTGGAACAGCAAATCTCCCGATCGCAGATAATGAGAGGGCGCACTTCGACACAACCCTTATTGACGTCATAATCGTATGATTGACCCGACTTATATTTCGGATTTCGAAGATGACGGCGTTGGCAAGATTTCATCGCAGTTCCGGGGAAAGGTTCGCATTGAAGAGACGGTCAAGGCGATTTTGGCTCCCATTCAGGCGAATGAGGATAGCCTTTCGGCGCTTTTCATTTATCGTTGGGTTGATACCGCCATCGGCGCGCAATTGGACCTCTTAGGGGTCATTGTGGGCGAAAGGCGGGGCGGTCGAGAGGATGAGGCCTACCGCTTGGGCATTCGCGCGAAAATCGCGATTAATACGGCGAAGGGGACCGGGAACGAAGTCAACACGATTTTCTCGCTCCTGACGGGGGCCACCTATGTCAAAGTTTATGAATTATTCCCGGGGAAAGTTGGAATCTTCGCAAACGTTAATTTCGTTTTCACGATAACAGGGCTCGGCCCGGACGCCTTTTCTTTCGCTGGCGGGATTCAGGGGAAAGGGTTTTCATCCGTTTTCGCGCCGCAACCCGATCCGGACGCCGGGGCTTGGGCTTCCATTATTCTGAACGACGTTTCGGCTCTTTATCTGATCATGGACAGCGTGCTTTCGGCGGGCGTGAAATTGATCGATCTCGGAGTTTTGCCCGACGATCCTTTCGCCTTTTCGGGTGGACTTCCACAAAACAAGGGGTTTGGGACGGCTTTTGACGTGACGGTGGGCGGCAAGTTTGCTAGTGTCGTTCCACCATAAACCGCGAAGGGGAAAATAAATGGCACAACCACAATTTACTCAATGGGCTTATCAGGCACCGCAAGGGCAGCAGGGCGGAATTGTCGAGCCGAATCTTGCCAAGAAACAGATCGGCTGGCAGCCGGGCGAACAGCCGCCGTGCGAGTGGATGAACTGGATCCAGTACACGGAATATCTTTGGCAAGCCTATGTCGAGGCGAAAACTGAAACGATTGACCGGACGTTTATCCTTCCCCAAGCCGTCACGTGGGACGGTTCCACGTTAACTT